GATGTCGAGGTCTGCGCCTTTCAGGTCGAGGCCGGCGCCGCCGCGACGTCCTACATCCCCACGTCCGGGTCCGCCGCGACGCGGGCGGCGGATGTTCTGAGCGACACCCCGCCCGCCGCCCGGGACATCAAGCTGATCGGCACGGCGGCGGACGGCACCGAATATACCGCTGGCGCGCCCCTGGTGTTCGCCGGCCAGACCACCGAATGGACCTGCCCGGCCGGGCTGTGGTCCGACATCTGGGCGGAGGCGGTATGAGCGCGGCGGATTGGCATGATTTCACCTTGGCCGCGCCCGATGAGGCGACGGCCAAGGCGTGCGCCCGGGCGATCCGCGCCGCCTCCGGCGGGGTGCTGGCGATCATCGACGATGCCGGGGCGTGGGTGCCGTCCGGCCCGCGTCATGCGTGGGACCCGGTGGGTGTCGTCGTGGACGAGCCCGCCGCGTATGCCCCGGCCCCGGATGATCCGGGCCATCTGATCGAGACCCGTGCGGCCACGTATCTGCCCGGCTGGCGCGGGATGCTGCGGGTGCGCACGGCGCGCGCGGCGGAGGTCCACGCGATGCTGGAGAGCGTGGGCGCCCAGTATGGCGTGACCTGGCCGGCCGAGGTGCGGCGGGAATGGACGTCATGACGACGCGCTGGCGGCGCCGCGACACCCGACGGCTCGCGCGTGCCCATTGTGCGACGCGTCGGGGTGACCTGATCGCCACGTGCCCATGGGAGGGGCTTTAGATGTCATCAGAATACTGCGTGCTACTGACCGCCACGGGTCAGGCCAAGATCGCCAACGCCCTGGCCCTGGGCACCGTGGTCGAGGTCACCCACATGGCCGTGGGCGACGGCGGCGGGGCGCCGATCACCCCGGCCGAGACCATGACGGCCTTGGTGGGCGAGACCTACCGCGCCGCCATCGAAACCCTTGAGGTGGACCCGGACAACCCCGCCTGGATGCGCGCCCAAATGATCATCCCGACCGACACCGGCGGGTGGTGGGTGCGCGAGGTGGGCCTGTTCGACGCGGTCGGCGACTTGATCGCCGTCGCCAACTACCCCGCCAGCTACAAGCCCGTCCTGGCCGACGGCGCGACCCGGGACATGGCCATCAAGCTGGTGTTGGAGGTGTCCAGCACGTCGGCGATCACCCTGATTGCCGATACCAGCGTGATTGTGGCGACCCGCCCGTGGGTGCTGTCGCAACTGCCACCTCACGCGACCACCGAGATGCGCGGCCTCGTCGAACTGGCCACGCCGGCCGAGTGCCGCGCCGGCACCGACACCGAGCGCGCGGTCACGCCGTCGGGCCTTTGGGCCGGGGTGGCCGCTGCCACGGCGGTGCCGCTGGCCGCGCTGCCATTCCCGGAGATCGTGACATCCACCCACCGCCTGAGCGTCACTCCCGCCGCCGGCGCGGACGGCGGAACGGTGGCCGTTGCCGCCGGAACGCCCATCGTGATGGGCACCGAAGGCGCGACCGCCGGCCGGGGGCATCTCGTGACCGTGGAGACACCCGCGTGGCAATCCGCCGATCTGGCGGCCGACAGCACCTACTACCTGCGCGGCCGCGTCGAGGGTGGCGCTCTGGTGCTCTACACCCAGCAGGGCACCGACACAGACGCCGTCCCCGCCTCCCTGACCGGCACGCCCGACGGCGCCGCCGGGGGCGGGTTCGACAGTACCCCCGTGGACATGCTGATCGCCCGCGTCGAGACCGGCACCGCCGGCACCGTGCCCACGGTGACGCCGCTGGCCAATGCGGCGCGCCTGCACGCGACGGCGCATGTGACGGCGACCGGCGTCGTCTACGGCGGCAGCCCCGGGTCATGGGACTGGGCGCTGGCGCTGGACTGGGCGCGCACCCCGGCGACGCCCATGCTGTCGCTGTTGTTTCATTCGTTTCTCGACGGCGGCTCTGATGATGACTGGCAGATCGATACCGGTCTGGACGTATCGCGGTACGCGGTCTCCGGCACCCCGCAGCAGGACTCGCTGCAGTCCCCCTACGTCCCGCGCATTGCGGTGGAGGTGATGGCATGACGACCGCCCAGCATCACGACGGCGACCTGATGGTCGCGCGCGCCAGCGGCACGGCGCCCGGCACCCCGCTGCCCCCGGCGCTGGCCGGCGTGCCCCTGGAGCGGCTGCGCTACGACGCGGCCGCCGACACGGTGATCGATATCGCCGGCGTCGAGCGGGAGTGGCATGTCGATCCCCAGGGCCGGCCGCGCCTGGCGCCGGCCGACGGCCGCCAGCCCCTGACCTGCGCCGGCGACGATCCGCTGATCCGCGACGCCGACACCGGCCTGTGGCGGGTCGAGACCGACGCCGACCGACGGGCCGCCGCCCAGACCGCCGCCGCCGCCGAGATCGACCGGCGGGCGGAGGCGGTGCGGCTCACCTACCTGACGGGCGGCGCCGCCCAGGCCATGACATATCAGCGCAAGGAACAGCGCGCCCGCGAGGCCCAGGCGATCCTCGACGCCGGCGACATGCCTGCCACGGGGGACTTCCCGATGCTCGCCGCCGAGGTCGGGATTACGGCGCCTAACCTGCCCGGCGTGGTGGCCGTGATCCTGACCCAGGCCGACGCCTGGGAGGGGGTGGCGGGCCGGATCGAGGCCGCCCGCCTGAGCGGCAAGGCCGCCATTGCCGCCGCCCCCGACGTCCCCGCCGTTCACACCGCCCGGGATTCCGCCCTCGCGGCCCTGGCCGCCCTGCACGCCACCCCCTAGGGAGTTCCGCCCATGGCCACCGACTATCACCACGGCATTCGCATCATCGAACTGACCGACGTCATCCGGCCCATCCGCACCGTGGAAACCGCCATCATCGGACTGGTGGCCACCGCCGACGATGCCGACGCCGACGCCTTTCCCCTGGATCGCCCGGCCCTCATCACCGACGTGCGCACCGCCGCCGGGTCCGCCGGCACCACGGGCACGCTGGCCCGGGTGCTGGACGCCATCGCCGATCAAGCCAACGCCGTTACGGTTGTGGTGCGCGTGGCCGAAGGCGCCGACGAAGCCGAGACCACGACCAACGTGATCGGCGGCACCAACACCGCCGGCATGAAGACCGGCCTGCACGCCCTGACGGCCGCCCAGGCCCAGCTTGGGGTGACGCCGCGCATCCTGGGAGCCCCGGGACTGGACACGGACGCGGTCACGGCCGAGCTGGTCACCGTCGCCCAGACCCTGCGCGGCTTCGCCTATGCGGGGTGCCACGGCTGCGTCACCCCGTCCGAGGCCGTGCTGTACCGCGACGGCTTCGCGGCCCGCGAGCTCATGCTCATCTGGCCGGACTTCCAACGCTGGGACACGGTGGCCAGTGCGACGGGAACCGCGTGGGCGACGGCCCGCGCCCTGGGCCTGCGGGCCAAGATCGACGAGGACGTCGGCTGGCACAAAACCCTGTCCAACGTGGCCGTCAACGGGGTGACCGGCCTGTCCCGTGACGTCTCGTGGGACCTGCAATCCCCGGCCACGGACGCGGGCGTGCTGAACGCCGCCGACGTCACCACCCTGATCCGCGAGGACGGGTTCCGCTTCTGGGGCTCGCGCACCTGTTCGAACGACACGGCGTTCGCCTTCGAGAGCTACACCCGCACCGCCCAGGTGCTCGCCGACACCATGGCCCGGGCGCACATGTGGGCCGTGGACAAGCCCCTGCACCCAACCCTGGCCCAGGACATCGTGGACGGCGTCGACGCCAAGTTCCGCGAGTTGGTCGCGCGGAACTACCTGATCGGCGGGCGGGCCTGGTTCGATCCGGCCAAGAACAGCGCCACCGAGCTGTACGCCGGCAAGCTGTGGATCTCCTACGACTACACGCCGGTGCCGCCGCTGGAAAACCTGATGTTCGAGCAGAAGATCACCAGCGACTACCTGATCGACTTCGCCGCCCGAATGGCGGCTTAAGGGGAGGTCCCACCTATGCTCCCGAAGCTCATTAAGACCTGGAACGTGGTGGTCGACGGCCGCTCCCTGGCGGGGGTGGCCGAGGACCTCACCCTGCCGGAACTGACGCGGGTCACCGAGAGCCTGCGCAACGCCGGCATGCTCGGCCCGGTCGAGGGCGACCTGGGCCTGGAGGGCCTGTCGCTGTCCTTCACCCTGACCGAGTTCAACGAGGACATCCTGCGCGCCTGGGGCCTGTTCGGGGCGGGCAACATCCCGGTCCGCTTCCTCGCCGCCGCCCGCGCCGACGATGCCGAGGCGCCGACGGACGCGATCGAGGTCTCCGTGCGGGGCCGCTGGAAGAAGATCAGCCACGGCACGGTCAAGGGCGGCGAGGTCGCCAAGATGACTGTCGAGGTCCCCTGCACCTACTACCGCTACCGCCTCAACGGCGACACCGTCATCGAGATCGACCTGATCGCCGGCACCGAGATCGTGGACGGCGTGGACCGTCAGGCGGACATGCGCCGCGCGATTGGTCTTGTTTCCTGATCGCCGCAGCGACCCTAGCAGGTCGCGCGGCTCCGCCGCTAAAGCGGCGCCGGCCCGGTCGGGCCGGAGGGGTACACCAAACCCGGGCGCCGGCCCGGTCGGGCCGATAGGCCCGGAGCCGCGCGGCGTCCGAAGGACGGCGCTGCGGCGATGAAAAGAAAGGACCCAAAACATGAACGAGTTCCGCAGCGTCAAACTCTATCAACCCCTGCCTGTCGGGGGCGACAAGACCCTGGACACCCTGCGCTTCCGCGCGCCCAAGGCCGGCGATCTGCGCGGCCTGAAGCTGGCGCTGCTGGAAGAGGCGGAGGTGGATGCCGTCCTGACCCTGGCGCCCCGGATCAGCATGGACGCCGTCTCCGCCGCGCACTTGGCCGAGTTGCACCCGGCCGACCTGCTGGCCCTGACGGCGGAGGTGTTGAGTTTTTTCGCACCCCCCGGGACGGGGGCGGGCGCGATGGGCCGGGACTCCCCGACGACGCCCGGGCCGCATGGGGTGTCCTGATGCAGGCGTTCCCGGGATCCTTTCCACCGGACGTCTTCGATGCCCTCGATCTCGATCGCTACGCCGAGGCCTATGGCATGGCGGTCGAGACCCTGAACGCCCAGGCGGAGGCGATGCGCACCGGTCGCCGATAGGGAGACCCATCCGGCCCGACCGGGCCGGCGGGCCGAAGGCCCGGAGCCGCGCGAGCCCGAAGGGCGAACTGGGGCGAAAAAGGAAACCAAAATGCCCGACCTGAAACTCTCCATCGCCCTCGCGGCCATCGACACAGCCACGGCGCCACTGCGCCGTGTGCGGGAGGCCGCGCGCCAGATGGGCGGCGGGGCGCGGACGGCGGCGCAGCGCCTGGGCAGCCTGGAACGCTCGGCCGAACAGTTGGCCGCGTTCCGCAAGGTGCGCGCCAACGCATGGCAGAACACCCGTGCCCTGGCCGACCTTGAGGAACAACTGACCGGCGCGCGGGAAAAGCTCGCCCGCGTGACCAAGGAGACCGGAGGCACCGGCCGGGCCTTCCAGCGGGCCACCCAGCATGTGGCGTTCCTGGAAAAGAAAGAGGCCGGGCTCATCAAGCGGACGCAGGGCATCCAGACGGCCATGTCGCGCGCCGGCGATGCCCTGCGCGAGGCCGGGGTGGACACCGGTCATGCCGCCGCCGAGACCCGGCGCCTGTCGGCCGACATCGCCCGCGCCATCCGGCGCGCCAACGGCCTGGCCCGGATCGAGGGCCACTTCGACCGCATCCGCCACGCCGCCGGGGGGGCGGCCCTGGCCGCCGGTGCCCTCACCGGGCGCCTGTCCAGGCTCTCCGGCGCCCTCGGGCTCGGGGGCCTGTTGGGCGGCGGTGCGGCTGTCGGGGGCCTGGGCTCCATGATGCAGGGCTTTGCGGAGTCCGGCCGCGAGATCGACCAGTGGGCCGGGCGCATCGGGGTGTCCACCACTGCGCTGCAAGCCCTCACCGCCGTCGGCGGACGCTTCGGCATCCAGCAGGACGCCATGATCGACGGCCTCAAGGAACTGTCCCTGCGCGCCGATGAGTTCGCCGTCACAGGGGGCGGGGAATCGGAAGAGGCATGGCAGCGCCTCGGCTTGGGACGGGATCAGATCAACGCCGTCAAGGGCGACACCGAAGCCCTGTTCGAGCTTGTGCGCAGCCGGATGGAAAACATCCAGGACGTCTCGGAACGCCAGCGCATCGCCGACGAACTGTTCGGCGGCACGGCGGCCGAACAGATGGTCGAGATGCTGTCCGCCTCCACCGACGAGCTGCGCCGCATGCGGGCCGAGGCGGAGGCCAACGGCCAGATCCTGTCGGAGGAAGAGATTGCCCAGGCGCGGACCCTATCGGACTCCCTGCGCCACCTGTCCGGCATCATGGGCGGTTTGGCCAAGACCATCTCCGCCAAGCTCGCGCCGGTCCTCACACCCCTGTTGCAGCAGCTTGGGGACTGGATCGGCGCCAACCGCGAGCTGATCGCCAGCGAGATCTCGTCGATCGTCCAGCGCCTGTCCGACGCCCTCGACCGCGTGGACTGGTCCGCCGTGCTGGCGAGCCTGAAGGCGTTCGGGTCCCGGGTCCAGTCGGTCGTGGAGGCCATCGGCGGCTGGGACACCGCCATGATCGCCGTGGTGGCCACCCTGAACGCGGGCCTGATCGGGTCCCTGGCCAGCCTGGGCGTTCAACTGGGGCGGCTGGGCGCGGCCCTGCTGGCGAACCCGATCACGGCGGTCATCGCGGCCATCGCCTTCGGCGCCTATGCCATCTACGCCAACTGGGACAAAATCGGGGTCTGGTTCCAGGCCAAGCTGGACAAGGTCCGCGCGGCGTTCGACGTCGGGCTGGGCTCCGGACTGTGGGAGATCATCAAGCAGACCAGCCCGTGGTCGCTCGTCCGCGATGCCTTCAACGGCCTGTTCAAGTGGCTGTTCGGCGTGGACCTCTCGGCCCTGGGTCGCCAATGGTTCGGGCCGCTCCTGGATGCCATCGACGCCGTGGACCGCGAGATCACCGCGTGGATCGCCTGGATCGATCAGAAGCTGCAGCCGGTGGTCGGGATGATGCGTTCGGCCGGCAGCATGCTGGGCTTCGGGGGCGATGACGACGAAGAGGATGCGGCTGCGGCGCCCCCCGCCGACACGCCGTCCCGGCCGTCGCTTTCTCTGCCGAGCCGGTTTGCCGACCGCGAGCCCTACGCCGGCGGCCGGCCGCCCCCGGCCAACGATGACCGGCCCCGTTTCAACGTGGTGGACACCAGCGCCGGTGTCGCGGCGGCGGCGGCCGCCAACGCGCCCAACGTGGACTCCCACGACACGGTCAACCTGACGGTCAACGTTCCGCCGGGCTCGGACCCCGAGGAGATCAAGCGCATCCTGGCGGAGCTCCTGGACGACCGGGAGGCGTCCCGCGCCTCCGCCGCCCGCGCGCACCTGTACGACGGGGTGCGGTGATGTTTGCATTCGGCGCCAGCCCGCTCCCCCACCCGGCCACCCTACGCCAGGATCATATGGGTGGCCGGGTGGGGGAGCGGGCCGGTGCCGCAAGACAAGAAAGGTCGATAAATGCCCCTGATGACCCTCGGCCTGTTCACCTTCCAGACCGACTCGCTGCCCTATGCCACGGCGGCGCGGGACAGCGCGTGGCGCTGGCCGTCCCAGGACCGCGCCGGCGCCGCCCCCGCGCACCAGTACACCGGTCCAGGCACGGACACCCTGACCCTGACCGGGACCCTGATGCCCGAGATCACGGGCGGCCCGGTCCACCTGGACACGCTCCGCCGCATGGCGGCCGAGGGCAAGGCATGGCTGCTGATCGACGGCCAGGGGCGGCGGCGCGGAACCTGGATCGTCACCAGCGTGCGCGAGACCCGCACCCACATGTTCAGCGACGGCACGCCCCGCAAGGTGGACTTCACCCTGTCCCTGACCCGGTACAGCGACGATGATCTGGCCGCGCGCGGCGATCTGGCGGACAGCCTGCCCGGCCACCTGTCCGCCCCCGCGCCGGACGACGTGATCGCCGGCGCCCGCGACCTGGCCGGAGGGCTGGCCGGGGCCGCGTCCGATCTGTGGAGCCTGTACCGGTGATCCCCGCGTGGCGCATCACGGCCGACACCGTGGACGTGACCGCCGCCATTGCGGCCGGTCTGGTGAGCCTCAAGATCACGGACAAGCCGGGCCTCGAATCCGACGAACTGGAGTTGACCGTCGCCGATCCTGACGGCGCCCTGGCGTTGCCCCGCCGTGGGGTCCGTCTGTCCGCCGCCATCGGCTGGCGGGACGGGCCGATGGTCTATCGCAGCACCTATCGAGTGGATGAGGTGCGGCACCGGGGCCCGCCGGACGTGGTCATCGTGAAGGCCCGCGCGGCCGACCTGACCGGAGGCCTGCGCGCCCATCGGGACCTGTCCTATGACGACACCACCCTGGGCGCCGTGCTCCAGGCCGTGGCCGCGCGCCACGGGTTGATCCCGGCCATTGCGCCGGACCTGGCCGCGCTGCCGATCCCCCATCTGGATCAGGCCACGGAATCGGACGTCAACCTGATCTCGCGCCTTGCCCGCCAGGTGGACGCCATCGGCACCATCAAGGACGGCCGTCTGGTGTTCACGCCGCGCGGCTCCGGTCGCACCGCCGCCGGGGCCACCTTGCCGGCGATCCGGGTGGCCCGGGCGGAGACCGTGTCCCACGCGTTCGGGATCCAGGACCGCGAGGGCGAGACCACCGGGGTCCGCGCCGTCTGGCGCGACCACGACGCGGCCGAGGATCGGGCCGAGCTGGCGGGCGCCCCCGGTACCGTCACCACCCTGCGGCGCCTTTATCCGTCCCAGGCCGAGGCCCGCGCCGCCGCCCGTGCGGCCCTGACCGATCAGGCGCGCGGGCAAAGGGACCTGCGCCTGCGGCTGGCCCTCGGCCGCCCCGAGGTGATCGCGGGGCAGCCCCTGGCCGTGAGCGGATTCCGCTCGGAGATCGATGGCGTGCAATGGGTGGTCGAAACCGTCCAACACGAGCTGGACGCCAGCGGCGGCTTCCGAACGCGCATCGAGGCCGTGGAACAGCAGCCCCCGGCCCAGGGCGGCGGGTCAGGCGGCGCCGCCTCCCTGACCGAGACGGGCGTGAATTGGTCGGGCCTGTCGGCCGCCTAAAACAATCGCATTCATGCGCTTGGCACCTACAAGAAGAAACGCTATACTTTTTACGGCCGTGGTGAGCGGTGCGTTTGTTTTTTCGTATGCTGGCAACCTGAGCCAGCAATATTAGTTTCACAAAGGGCAGTGATGCCGATAAAAAGTATGATGCTTATGAACAGAGAGCGGAGTTACTTCTATGTGGTATGTCTACTTAATGTTGGCGCCAGTTCTTATTGTTCTCATTGTCTTTTTTATGTTTAATTTTCTTGTTAAGAAAGTGATGAAGTTGGAGCAGGCATCAATAGTAGAAATCATAAATGAGAACGGGAAATTTATTGAAGTGTGCATTCTTTTGATGAGCTTTTTTGTCGCACTCTTTGGTTATGTAGCCTGGAAAATAGATTATGATAGAGAATTAGAATTTTCAGCATACAAAGAAATGTCGAGAATTGTAGAGCGTCGAGAAGACTATATGCGCTCCATTAAGCCGCATGACGTAACCGAGTTCATTGTTGATGATGAATATACACTGCAAAAATATATATCTTTCCAGGAAATGGTTTTTGATGCAAAGATGTGCTATGATGCAAATATTTGTAATGCAAATTTCATTGATAGTTATTATTGCAGTTCTATTTTTGCCTTAAAGACAAAAATGCTGATGGATGAAATTATTAATCATAATAACATCTGGTGCAACAAAGTTGGCCGATGCGAGCGAGCGAACGAATACATATACGGATCCCGTATAATGATGGAAACTATTTCGGACATTAAATACATATGTCCAAACGTTGATCAAGAAATATTTAGCAAAAAACGGATTGAAATAATTTATGATTACGCCAATGCGCTGCCATTATTGCTTTGATATACAATAAGTTGTACAAAAACTCATAAAAACTGCGCTTGAAAATGAATCATATATTTACTTGAGTGTGCCGCACCCTCTCTTATTTCTGGTCAACACCAAATACATTTACGCCCGTGGCGCCGGTGCGCTATGCCCCGGCATTTTGTGGGCTTTGAACAAGTCTCAGGCCGGGCGTTTATCGTCCGTGGGGCGGGTGGTCGCGGCGCGCAATCTCCGGCGCAAAGCGATCTGGTGTTCGGCCAGGGCGTCGAGACGGTCGCCGGGCCCGGCCGCTTGGGATGTGATCGTGCCGTACCACTCGGCCGCCAACTCTCCTAGGCAGCGTTCGGGGATGGCTTAGCCCTCGGCCTTGTAGACCGCCTGGATCGTGTCGACGATTCGTCCCATCAAGTCGCGATCACGGTTCATGGGGGGGCGGCAGGTGAGGCGTCCCATTGGTGGCTCTTCTGCCGGTCCTGCGTCGCCGTGTTCAATTTATCCCTTCCGGTAGCACCCAACGATCAGCATGACATTTCTGACCTCGGCCCGAGGGATCGGATCCAGGTCTCGCGGCGGGTTGTACTGGCGGACCCTGACTTCGTCGTCCGTCATCGCAATGAGAGCCTTGACCATGGCCTCGTTGACGCCGTCGCCATCCTCTTTGACCAGCAGCACATCGTCGCCCTGATTCACGGGCCGGTGTGGATGAATCAGCACCATATCCCCTTGCCGATAGGCTGGCGCCATCGAGTCGCCCACGACGTACATGCCGAACGCGCCCCGGACGTCCCGAAGTGGCTCCGGTCGCGTGACATATTCGATTGGATCGAAGGTCACGATCATGCCGGTCCGGCCGCCCCTCGCGCTTGAATAGATCGGCAGATCGCGGCCGGAGGCTCGCATATCCTCCGTTCGCTCAATCATAACGCGGGCGACTTCTGGCGGAGGTTCCAGTTCTAGGTAAGCCGCCACCGCAGGAATTTCGTCAGCCTTCAGCCGCCGCTTTCCTTGAAGGATGCGGGTCACGACTGCCGAATTCCGGCCGAGGGCATCGGCCAACCCGATCCGCGACTTTGCGGGGTTGTCCAGCCCTTCCTTGATCCATTCGATCACGTCCATGGAACGATTTTTGCGCAAACCGCAAACAAGCGCCATTTCGTTTTTCGTTTGACAGCACTTTGCGAAATGCGCAAATTTGGCGTCATGGACACGTCACTCACTCCCATAGCGCAGCGCGTCATTGCCAAGTTCGGCGGGCACAGGGCCGTCGCGCGGATCACAGGCGCCTCTGTTTCAAGGGTCTACCGGTGGACCTACAGCCGTGAACGCGGTGGAACCGGTGGCCTCATCCCGCAACGGTATCAGGGCGTTCTGCTGCGGGCTGCGCGGCAGCGGGGCATTGAATTGGCGCCCCAAGATTTCTTCGACCTACCAGCAAACGATGTCCCGGCTCATGCTTCGGAACAGCCGGAAAGCGCAATGAGGTTTCCGCAATGAACCGCCAGCACGATGATCACGTCTACAAGGCCCTGAAAGCCGCGTTTCGGCGGCTGGTCGGGCAAAACGGCGGGTACTGCGCCGCCGCCGATCTGACGCGGGTCGGCAAGAGCCAGCTTCAGGAATACGCCAGCCCCCATCACATGGACGTGTTCCCGCCCGCCGACGTCATCATCGACCTGGAGCGGGACGCGGCCGACCCCATCGTCACCCGCCAGATGATCCGCCTGTTGGCCGACGCGGACACGCCGGAACCGGCGTGGGACGGCGACTCGGACGATGTCGCCGCCGTGTTGCACATGGCGACGCGGGGGCAGGTGGCCCTGGGCGAGTTGGCCCGCTGTGCCGTCCAGGCGGCCGAGGACGGCGACCTGTCGGACGAGGAACTGGCCGCCCTGATCCAGCGCGCGGAAACGCGCATGCACGTTGCCCAGTCCGACTACGACGCCCTCATGAAACTCCGCGAAACCCGGCGCGGACAGCCCCACCGCCGCAGGGCGGCACAATCCGGGAGATCACCACGATGAAACGCCCCCCGAACAACGGCAATTCCCGAAACTCGGCCCGCCCGTTCCGGAACAGCGCCAAGTGCCCCGTCTGCGGCGAGACCTGCCGCACCATCAAGGTCTGTCAGGTCACGCCGGCGATCACGGAAATCACTTACGGCTGCACCAACGACGACTGCGGATTCCGCTGGGTTGGGCAGTTGGCGCCGGTGCGCGTGCTGCATGCCTCGTTGCTGCCGCCGTCCCGCCACCTGACGCCCCTTCCGCCGCCATCCGTCGCCACCGCGCCGCTCGCGCGGGCCGGGGCGGGCGGCTGATCCAGGGGTGGGGGGAAACACGATGACATCGGACATCCAGTTGAATGACATCGTCACTTTGATCCGTGGCGATGCCCGGACGGCGCTGCAATCTCTTCCTGATGGCGCGGCGCGGTGTTGCGTCACCTCGCCGCCGTATTTCGGTTTGCGCGATTACGGCCACCCCGACCAGATTGGTCTGGAACCGGACCCAGCCGCCTATGTGGCTGAACTGGTTGCCGTGTTCCGCGAGGTCCGCCGCGTGCTGTCCGCCGACGGGAGCCTTTGGGTCAACCTCGGCGACTGCTACGCCAGCGACGGCGGTACGGGCCGACAAGGCACGCGGGGCCAGCGGTTTGACCGCCAGCACACCCAGGAAACTCTGGGCGAGACGCGAAAATGGCCGGATAGCGGGATCAAGCCTAAGGACCTGATCGGGATCCCGTGGATGGTAGCCTTCGCCCTGCGGGCCGATGGCTGGTACCTGCGTGAAGACATCGCGTGGCACAAGCCGAACGCCATGCCCGAAAGCGTCCGCGACCGTTGCACGCGGGCGCACGAGTATGTGTTCCACTTCACGAAATCGCCCCGATACTACCACGACGCGGATGCGATCAGTGAGCCGGCTGGGCAGCCCGCCGGGCCGCGACGTTTGACGGGTCAACACAAGGCGGACGCGGGCGGCGCAACAACGAACGGGACCAGCACCAGCACGCTGGGCAGCAATGGGGGGCCATCAACCCGCAACCGCCGTTCCGTCTGGGCCATTCCAACCCGCCCGTTCAAGGGCGAGCACTTCGCCACGTTCCCGGTCGGCCTTCCCACCCTATGCCTCCGCGCTGGATCGGAGCCCGGTGACGTCGTTCTGGACCCCTTCGCGGGGGCCTGCACGACGGGTGTCGCCGCGCTGGCGGAGGGGCGCCGGTTCGTGGGCATTGAACTCAACCCGGCCAACCTTGTCCTTGCCCGTCCGCGTCTGCGGCAACCCGGGTTCGGCCTGATACACGCGCAACCCGCTGCGATCCCACCGCGCCCGTCAGAGGTGGGAGGCTATCATGCGTGACGATATCGCCGCCGACGTGCGGAAACGCCTGATCCATGACTACAAGATGCGCCCCCGGGGCGAGTGGCTGCAACGCGGCGTCTGCCCCCAGTGCGGCGAGAAGGAACTCTACGCTAACGGCACGGAGCCCTGGGTCATCCGCTGCGGACGCCTGAACAAGTGCGGGTTCGAGGCGTCGACCAAGGACCTGTATCCCGACGCCTTCGGGCAGTTGAACGAGCGTTATCCCGCCACGTCCGAGAAACCCAACGAGACCGCGCACGCCTACATGGGGTTCGTGCGGGGCCTGCCCGACGCCGCGCGCGGCTGGTACCGCCAAGGAAAATTCTGGCACCCCCAGGGCGACCGCAGCACGGCCACCGTGTTGTTCGAGATCGCGCCCGGCATCTGGATGGAACGGTTCGTTGAACCGGTGCGGGTGAAGGAAGACGACGGCGACGTCACGCTGCGCAAGCAGCACTTCCATGGGGCACACAAGGGCCTCGCCTGGGCGCCACCGAAACAGCGGGTCGGGGACGAGCTTTGGATCGTCGAGGGTTGCATCGACGCCGCCACCCTGGCCTGCGCCGGGCTGTCCGCCGCCGCCACCCTGTCCGCGTCCAACTACCCGGGCACCTTCCTGCAGCGACTGGCCGACGCCGGGCAAAAGCCGGTCCTGGTCTGGGCGTTGGACAACGACCCCGCCGGCAAGGGCGCCATGCGCCGCCATATCCGGCGCGCCGAAAAGGACGGTTGGACCTGCCGCGCCGCCCTGGTGCCGCGCGACGGGCGCAAGAAGCGCGATTGGAACGACCTCTGGCTCGCCGGCGCCCTGACCGAAGACACGCGCGCCGACACCCTCGACCGCTGCCGCTTCCACGGCGATCTGTTCCGCGCCCGCACGGCCAAGGAAAAGGGCCTGCTGATCTACCGCCGCAAGAGTGCTTCCGCCTTCGGCCTCGACTTCGACAGCCGCACATGGTGGTGGAAGCTGGACCAGGAGCGCCTGAACAAGGCCACCATGGAGGGCCTGTGCCGCGAGGATGCCGAGGACATGGCCGCCGAGTGCCATGAGATCTGCAACTGCGCGGTCTCCTTCCTGTACTTCCAGCAGTCCAAGCTGACGGACGAGAGTTGGTACTACACGCGGGTCGATCTGCCCGACGGCCGCACGCTCAAGAACACCTTCCGGGGGGCGGACATCTCGTCCGCGTCCGAGTTCAAGAAGCGCCTGATCTCCATCGCGCCGGGGGCCCTGTACAGCGGATCGTCCCAGCAACTGAACTGGATCGTCGGCCGCTACCTGCGGCGCATCCGGGTGGTCGAGACCGTCGAGTTCATCGGCTATTCCCGCGAACACGAGACCTATGTGTTCCCGGACGTGGCCGTGCATCACGGTCGGGTGCATCGCCTGAATGACGAGGACTTTTTCGAGGTCGGCCGCCTGTCGATCAAAAGCCTCAACGGCTCGCTCGCGCTGCATATCGGCAAGCCGACCGAGTACCGCCACGACTGGCCCGATCTGGTCTACCGCGCCTATGGCGCCCAGGGGCTGATCGCCGCCGCGTTCTTCCTCGGCTCCCTGGTCGCGGAACAGATCCGCGCGGTCCACAAGTCGTTCCCCTTCCTGGAGATCGTGGGCGAGGCGGGGGCGGGCAAATCCTCTCTGATCGAGTTCCTGTGGAAGCTGGTCGGCCGCGTCGATTACGAGGGCTTCGACCCCAACAAGGCCACCAGTGCCGCCCTGGCCCGCAACTTCTCCCAGGTGTCGAACCTGCCGATCTCGCTGATCGAAAGCGACCGGGACAGCCCGGACAGCAAGCAGCGGCAATTCGACTGGGACCAGATGAAGACCGCCTACAACGGCCGCGCCGTGCGCTCGCGCGGGGTGAAGAACGGCGGCAACGAGACCTATGAGCCGCCGTTCCGCGCCTCGGTCCTGATCTCCCAGAACGCGGCTGTGAACGCCTCCGAGGCCATTCTCACGCGCATCGTGCACCTGTTGTTCGATTGCTCCGGCCATTCCGCCGAGGGCAAGGACGCCGCCGACGAACTCTCGGCTTTGCCCGTCGAACACCTGTCCCACTGGCTCATCCTGGTCTGTCAGGCCGAAGACCGGATCATGGAGACGGTGCGCACCCGCACCCCGTTGCATGAAAAGGCGTTGCTGGCCGACCCCGCCATCCGGTCCCACCGCATCGCCAAGAACCACGGCCAGATGATGGCCCTGGCCGAGGTGCTGTGTGACCTGTGCGAGATCCCCCGGCCGCGCCGAGAGGACGTGCTGGAAACCCTGCACACCGCCGCCACCCGCCGCCAGGACGCCATCGCCTCCGACCATGCCGTGGTCGAGGAATGGTGGGAGCTGGTCGAGTTCCTGGACCCCGACGGCGACAAGCTGAACCACAGCCGCAAGCCGGACCAGCTCCTCGCTCTCAACCTCAACCAGGTCATCCAGATGGCCCAGCAGCACCAGCAGGTGTTGCCGGCCACCTCGGCCGACCTGAAGCGGCACCTCAAGACCAGCAAGAGCCGCAAGTTCCTGGGCATCAAGACCGTCAACTCCGGCCAGCCCGGTGACTTCTACAACCGCGCCGTCAAGTGCTGGTGCTTCGAACAACCCCGCAAGTAGGGAGACGGAATCATGATCGACATTCCCCTCTACGCCGCCCTGGGCGGCACCCGCTGCGATGATCCCGTTGTGATCCATGAGGACCGGGGCGGGCGCCTGGTTCCCGTGATCCGGGGCACGCTCGCCGCGTGGCGGCCGCTGTCCGACCGGCGCCAGTCCTGGTGCGTCCGGATGGTCGGAGAGGATCCGAAGGCCCCGCCCGAAGCCGCCGTCATCGTGGTCGAGGAAATGCCCGACGGCCGGCTGGCCTACATCGGTGGCGGGCCGCTCAACGACGCGATCCAGGCGGCCGAACGCACCGCCGCCGGCGTGGTAACGCCGACATCCGTGTCGGACCAACTCATGAGCGTATCCGCCGCGCTCGTGGCCCTGAGCCTGCCCTACCACCGGGGCGAGGCGGCTGCGTCATGAGAATTATGAGGATTGTCGTGTTCGTGACGGAGGGCTTCACCCTGACCGTCGCGCTTTTTGTCCTCGTCCTGTGGTCGATCCTCGGCCACGCCATCCTCGACTAGGGAGGACACCATGACGCATCACGCGCCGCACACCCCGGGGCTGGTGTCGGTCATGAAAGGCGGGCTCGTCCGCCTCGTGCCGCGCTACGACCCCGAGGTGGCGATTGCGGATCTCCGCCTGCGCGGTGTCCACACCGGCACCGCCCACGACGTCGCCCGCGCCGAGGCCATCGCCAATGCCTACCGGCTCGCCGCGTGCTGGAACCTGTGTGACGGCGTCCCCACCGAGGTCCTGGAAACCCTGCCACGCGGCGCCCTGGCCGTGCAGGGGTACGACCGCGCCGGCTGATCCCGACGCCAGAATGGAGGCGCAGACCATGACAGACGCCACCCCCGTCTGCATCGGCGTCGATCCCGCAGCCGGCGACGACATGACCGTCGTCGTTTTGCCCCATCGGTACCGCCGCGATCTGCTCCAGTGCCTGACCCTGCACGATCAGGGCAACACCGCGTCCGCCCGTCTCGGTGCCTACATTCTCGGGTCCGACGCGGCAGAGGCCGGCATGGGGGCGGACGCCTGCCCCTTCGCCGAGGACGCGCTGCCCGAGCTGGCCGAGGCATGGCGGCGCGGCCGTCAGGACACGCTGGACTTCGGGGCCGGCAAGCGCCGGCCGGCCGATCGCCTGTCGTCCAAGTGCCGCATCCGCGCGCCGATCGGCAGCACCCACGCCGCCCACACGCATCCGGGGGACTGACCATGACCGCCATGCAGCCGGACATGTTTGGGGGGCCGTCCGTCGCCGACGGGCCGGAGCCCAAGCACAAGCCGAGACGCCCAGGAGGGTACGCCGCGCGCCCGGGCGGCGGGCCGAAGGGGGAGACCTGCCGGACCTGTCTGCACTACGTGCGGAAGGGCCGGGGCAAGTCCGTGTACCGCAAATGCGACCTGCTTCGGGACGTCTGGACCAACGGCACCGGCAGCGATATCCGCGCCGGCGCGCCCGCATGCTGCCTGTGGAAGGAGGTCTCCGAGTGACCGCCGCCGCCCCGCATCCCACCCTGTGGCCGCATCTGGCGAACGCGGCGCTCGCCGCTTCCTATGCGTCCCTGACCGCCCAGGCCGTGGCCGCCGAATGCTACGAGACGCCCGCGTGGACCGCGCGCCGGGTGCTCGAGGTCGAGGTCCTCACACCCCGCGTCCTGGACCCCTGTTGCGGCACCGGCATTCTGTCCCAAGCGGCCCGTGCCGCCGGCTATGACGTCGGGTCGCTGGACCTGCACCGCTGGGGCTATGCGGATCAGCACGGACAGGCGGACTTTCTGGCGGACCCGCCTTCCTGGATCGCGTGGCCGATGTTCCGGGAGACCCCGGCCTATCTTCGGCACAACATGCCGCGACCCCTGTCCGGGGTGAGCGTGTTCATGAACCCGCCCTTTTCGCGGGCCACTGAGTTCGTGGATCGGGCCTTTTCCCTGGGGGCTCGAAAGGTCCTGTGCTTCCAGCGCTTTGCGTGGCGGGAAAGCCAGGCCCGCCGGGCGTGGTGGGACGCCCGGCCGCCGGCGCGCATCTGGCTATGCGGCGACCGCGCCCACTGCTGGCGCTTCGACATCCCGCCCGAGGCCCGTACCGGCGGCGCCCCGACCGCCCACGCGTGGTTCGTCTGGGAACAGGGCCATCGCGGCCTCGAGGCCGTCGCCACGATCTGGAAGGACGGGCAGGCCGAGCCCCCCGTCCCCTGTCCTGTCTGAGCACACGGAGACCACTCCATGACCACCGAACCCCTCGCCGCCGTCACGGTCGAGACCCTTCGGCCCATCGCCTACCGGGGCGAGCCTGTCCTGACCACCGAGCTTCTGGCCGCCGCCTACGGGACGGAGCCTGTGCGTCTCCACAAGAACCACAGCCGCAACGTTGATCGGTTCGTCGAGGGCCGACACTTCTTCAAAATTGCGGGATCGGATCTCCGCTTATTCCGAAAGCGAACTGACTACCTAAAAGACAGTCAGTTCGAGGTGGGAATGAATGCAAAATCGGTCCTTCTCTGGACCGCGCGGGGCGCCGCCCGGCATGCCAAGATGCTGGAGACGGACGCGGCCTGGGAGGTGTTCGAGGCCCTGGAGGATTCCTACTTCGACCGCCGGCCGGAAACCCGGGTGAAGGCCGACCCGCACCTGTTCGTCGGTAGTGGCGATTATGTCGAGGATCGCCGCGTGTCCGGCAGCGCCCGATTCTGCGAGGAGGTCGCTCGCCTCGGTTACGAAAGCCCGAAGGCGTTCGCCGCGACCGCCGGATGGACCGGCTCCAAGCTCTGGTCCATCGAACACGGCAACACCGCGCCCAGCAAGCCCGAGGACCTGAAGCTGCTGATCGGGCGCGGCTTCGACCTGCGCTATGTGCTGTACGGCGAGCGCACCATTGCCCGAGCCGAACTCGACCTGATCGCCGCCTACCGCGAGGGCGACACCGCCGGCGTCCAACGCATCCTCGCCGCCCGTCCGGCGCGCCTCACCGACCAAACCAACCGCGAGACCTGACCCATGCCCCCACGCCCGCCACACGGCCGGCCGGCCCATGACCAGGACGAGAGGGGACGCGCTGTCATGCGCATTTCAAAAGACATGTCCTGCTTACCGGACTGGCCGCGCCTCATGACGGCCGAGGAAGCGGCCGCCTATCTGTCCATCTCGGCCAACACGCTCCGCGCGCATGTCCCCATCGAACCGTTCCGGATCGGTGGGTGTGTTCGCTATGACCGAAAGAAGCTGGACGACTACGCCGACGGCGATCCTTCGCCGGATCAAGCCGCCACCTGGGCGGATGAATTGTTCGGGTGACCCATGCCAGTGTACCGGATCAAAGGCATCAAGCGGGTGCGGAACCCCAGAACGGGTGCCGTCTACCTGTATCACCGGGGCACGGGCAAGCGTCTGCGCCAGACGGAGGGAACGGCCGCGTTCCTTGAGGAAGTGGCCGCCCTCGACCGCGAAGTGCAAGACCGGCCGTCCGAGCCGAAATCGCCGGCGGGCACGTGGGGCTGGCTGCGGGAACTGTACCTAGCGAGCCCCAAGTATGCCCAGCTCGCGCCCCGGACGCGCAAAGGCTACCGCACCGTCTTGGACTATCTGGCGGAGCCCAACCCGGATCGCCCCGGCAAAGGGATGAACGCGGTCCCCTTGGACCGGATCGACAGCCCGTCCGTCATGCGGCTGCGCGATGCGACGCATGAGCGTCACGGCTGGCGGCAGGCGAATCTGGTGCTCGCCGTGATTTCGCTGGTGTGGAACTGGGGCCGACCCTACGGCTACGTCACCGGGCCAAATCCGGCCGAGAAGATTCCGCGCATCAAAAGACCGCGCGACAAACCCGCCGCGAACCGCCCCTGGACCGACGACGAGTTGGCCGCCGTCCTGGCGGCGGCACCGACGGGCGTCCGGGAGGCCGTGGCCCTTGGGGCATATACCGGCCTTCGCCAGGGTGACGTGTTGGCGCTGCCGTGGTCGGCGATCGAGGACGGATGGCTCAGGTGGCGCCAGTCGAAGACCGGCGAAGAGGTCTGGATCCCCGTGCATCGCGATTTGGCCGCGATCCTGTCCCGGGCCGAACGCCGGGCAACGATGATCGTGGCCGGGGCGCGGGATCGCCGCCCGTACAGCGGCGACGGCTTCCGGACGTTGTTCTTTCGCCTGATTCGCAAGCTGGAGGCGGACGGCCGCATCGGCCACGGACTGACGTTCCATGGTCTGCGGCACGGGCTCGCAACACGCTTGGCCGACGCCGGCGCCGACGACCGCACCATTGCGGCGATCACCGGTCACAAGCAGGTCTCGATGGTCCAGCACTACACCCGCACGGCCGACAAACGGCGCCGCGCCCGCGCGGGAATGGACCTGCTGGAAGGCGGCAAGCCGGAGGACAAGCCGTGA